CACGTCTAGCTGCAGATTGTTTACACACATCTACAACAGTGTCATACATTCTTGCATAGTGTATAGGACCATCTGCTTTACCACCTGTGGTGATGTTAGATCCTCTAGGTCTTATGTTTCCTAAGAAAGCACTTGTACCTCCTCCATACTTAGACATCATTCCTATCTCACGGCCTGCATTTAGTATGCTATCTAGTGTATCATCTACATTAGATCCATAACAACTAATAGGAAGTCCCTTTGCTTTACCAAAGTTAATCCATACAGGTGTAGATAGTGAGTAATATCCCTTTGCCATATAGTCTTCAAACTTACATGCAAAGTCTTTTATTGCTAAATACTTCTCAGCAATGTTTGCTATATCTCTTATTCGTTGTTCAGGAGATTCATCTATGTATCCCCTGGACAAGAATGTTCTACTGTCTTCGTTAAGCCAGTAATATCTCTTATATTCCATCTTAAAATAAATCGTCTACAGTTATACTCTTACTCTTTTTATTATAATCTACTTGCTTTTTGTAAAAGAAGTCTCCCTCTTTTGTAGCTGTGATTTCTATATCAAACCATTTTGTTGAAGCCAACAAATTCGTATCAACTTCAAATATTGGTTTCATTCCAATTCTCTTAAGAGAGTTGTTAAATCGATTCATGATAAAGTGCTGAATTGTTTCCTTAGAAAGAAATTCAAGCTCTCCTTGTTCAAAGATCCAATCTAGTATACCACACTCAGCATCATATGCTTTCTTACATGCTGAGTAGATAAGATTGTTAAACTCTTCATCAAACCATTCTGGATTCTCCTTCTTAATGATATTGATAAGTTCTGCTCCAAAGTTTCCATGAATCTCTTCTTCCTTACTTGTAGCCTCAACAACATTAGATATCCCCTTCAGGACATTCTTTTCTTTGTTGAAGCTCATCATAATCAAGAATTGACTAAACAAACTTACGTGCTCTATAAACAACGAGAACAACAGCACAGACTTAGTATACATTTTATCATCTCGTGATCTTGTACCATCTAAGTACTTTTTCAAATACTTAATTCTACCTTCTATGGCAGGCACTTCAACCACGTTCTGGAACTCTTTTTCAAGTCCTAGTATTCTTAATAGTCTGGCATATGCATCTTTATGTCGCACTTCTGATTCAGCAAATGTGAATCCCACATCACCTATCTCTGTAATAGGCATACGTTTGTACAAATCACCCCAGAAGGTTTTTACATTCACCTCAATTTGTGCTATTGCAAGCATAGTTTTCTTGATAACATCACACTCTTGGTCACTAAGTGTCACCTTGAAGTCTTGTATATCTTCAGTGAAGTTAAACTCTGTATCAATCCAATACGAGTGTCTGATAGCATCTTTGTACTCTAGTAGTTGTGGATATTCATATGGGAGAATATTTACCCTTGGCATAAAAATGTTGTTGTTCATGTTGTTATAGGTTTACCGTGTTTATCTAAATTTATGGACAAGAGTCTCTGTTCCACCTCAAACTCTATTTTGAGCATAAGGCTGATCTTTTCTTCTAACTCTTGATGAATGATTCTACCAACAAATGGTAAGATGTCCGTAAGGTTTGTATTCACTCTAGGTATACCACGGATAGTTGATATCTCTGTATACCTAAATCCCTCTATCTTTAGCAAATCAGTAAACACTTGATTTAAAAACTGAACAACTGAAGGAACATCAATCTGCAGTCCTTCTCCGTCTAACACTAACTCGTGTGTTTCATTAAATTCTTTAGCAGTTCTCATAGTCCATAGTTGTTGTCCTTACCCAATAGGAATTATCAGTCCGCTTGGGCTGAAAACCTAAGGATTTTGGTGTTGTTTCTGAAAGCTTGGTGATAAGTAATTCAGCTTCGTCAGCTGATACGTGATTATCGGCAAGCAAATCTAATATAATTTTTCCAATTGATCTCATAATTATTTGTAAAATTTAGAAGATTTCTTCAAGTTGTTTCTCCATCTGAATGATTTTATTCTTCATACGTTTAACTTGTCTTCTTAAGCTTCTTGTATTTTCTGCAGTGTTAACTTCCATTTCTTGTTCTAGCTCGTTAAGAAATGGGTTTACCATCTCTCTAAAACGTTTATCAAACTCGTATAAATTTTTATACTGTTTAATACCATACAACACTGTAACATGATCAAAACCACCTAAGGTTTTACCAATTGCATCTAAGCTATATCCATCAGATGCATGATTGTATGCTAAATGATAGTATAGAAACCTAAAGTGCACTATATGTCTTCTTCTAGTTTTCTCTGATAAGTTTACATTATAATAGTCTTCTACAAGTTCTTTAATCTTCTGGGTTGTCATTTGTCTCCTCGTTTTGAGTTAATTCCTCAGTTAACTTCTCCTCAAGCATTTTAACAGCTTGGGATAGTGCGCTAGCTTCTGCTTCTTTTCTTGTGCTGTAGCTGCCACTTTCTTTCTCATCATTTATATAATAAGAAAACTTCTTAGTCTTCCAATTGTGTTTTACATTGATGACTATTTCTTTCTCATCAAACATATCTAAGGCAGCTCTACCACCCTCTTTAAACACTGTTACTATCTGGTCATCTGTTATACCTGACTTTATCATAAATTCTTTGAAGGCATCATCCCTATCAAAGTCTTCTACAGATTCCATCAGCTTGTTTAGAAACCATTCTTTTAGCTGCTCCTTTGTTAAAGGGTTATCAACTATCAATTTTTCTGCATCCATAATTATTGTTTTACTAGTTTAGCATTCTCTTTTATATCGTTAATATGAAGTATTTCTTTATCCTTGTCATATCCATCCCACACTTCAAAATCATTATCCCATTCAATACCTATCTTATTTTCCCAATACTCCACCATGTCTTCTGTCTTATTAAAGATTCTATATTGAAGAGATATCTCATCTCTGTGTAATCCATTCTTCTTTATCTTTATAACTTTCGGAAATAGTTTCTGAAAGCTACTAGAAGTTTTGGAATAGCTACCTTGTCTTACAAGACTGAAGTCTTTATTCCATTTAGGATCTAATTTATATACAACAACGACAAAACCACTTTCATAATCATAATCCTCGATGATTTGTTCTGTACGTTCATACTCCTCATCAAGAAACTCTCTAAATTTAATTATGTCTTCTGGCAGAAACAAGAGATAGACAGCACCTGGGTACTGAAAATCTCTTTCTGCATCTTCGACATAACCATTTATAAACCCATTTTCTTTCAATGCGTTCTTTGGAACCCTTAGAGAAGGCACCATAAATATACTGGTTATTGTCTTTTTTATTGTCATTATTATCTATTACGTAAGTTAACGATTCCATTAGTCTCAAAGTTCTCTTGACTAACATCCCATAAGTTATTTTCCACTGCCCACTTAAGACCACTGATTAGGTTCTTCACACCAGGGTAAGTTCTACCCTTGTAGTCAAAACCAAGGTAACCATCACGCATGTCTTCATCAGACAATGTATACACTAGTGGACTATAATAGTTTGCACTATCACAGACAATGAATTTAGGATTGAGCACTTCATATTTATAGAACTCATTATCTTCATCACTGGCTATATGTTGTGCAGCTTTCTTATAAAGGTACGCCTGGATGTACGCTCTTCTGTACAAATAGTATTCTTCAAAGAAGTTCTCTACATTCCATGTACACTTCAAATCATACACTTGTACAGTTTGTGCATCATGATCCACCACTACCCAGTCCATCATAGATTTAAAAGCATGATCATCCACTATATAGTTTTCAACTTGTAGCTGATCATACGTAGTGTATCTACTACTGTTTACTAGATTAACTATAGAAGATGTAACAGAGCTGCTCTTAAGTGTTTCAACTATCTTTTCAGCCATAGTGATTTCTAAACTATTCACTACAGTGAGGTTGTTAGTTCTCACTTTTCTAATCTCATGATAGTAGAGCTCTGCATCAGTGCCTACAAACTTCTTGATAACAGCCTCATACTTTATCTTGAAAGAAGATATATCATATGCTTCTCTAGATAGGCTTTCGAAGTCTCTGGATACATTACCATCTTCATCTGTAGCATCTCTAGTGACACGATATAATGCTTCTACAAACTCAAGCATAAGTCCTGTTGGTGTACATGCACAACTTGACATCGTAAATTTATCTTCAAATAGGTGTGGTTCCCATAAGAGAGTTTCTACTAGTCTGCCCATATTAGCAGCTGCAGTTTCCTTTTCATTAATAGGCTCATTAAGTACATATTTTCTATGATACTTCTTTCTATCAAGTGAAAAGTCTTTTAAAGAACTAGAGCTGTCTAACATGACAGCCCTATAGTTCGCTTCTGTGTTTGTCTGTCCTTGAATCATTCTGTGTGGTTTTTAATAAATTGTATTTCTCTTTGTAAATAGTCTAGAGCCTTGTATAAATCTTTCAACTCATCATTCTTCTTACCTGCTCTGATAACATACTTCAATATGTTACCACGAGAGAATGATATATCATACATGTGACATATGTCTATAACATCTATGTTTGTTGAAGAGTCGTAGTGCTCTGGTTGAGTGAGTCTCCTCAATAATTCTCTGTCCATTATTTCTTGAATTGTTTTAGTTTTCGTTCTAAATCTGTTTTCTCATCATGACATGTCTTACACAACACTTGTAGATTATCCACTTCACAAAACAAAGTTTCTACAAATGCAGGAAGATCTTGTGCACAATTTAAGCTACCAGCTGGTTCTATGTGATCAACATTAACCTGATCACTCTTAAACCATCCTTTACATTTGTTACATTGATATTCCCATCTTTGTCTTTTGTTGTTTCCTTTGTATGCTCTCTTTGCAAGCTCTTTACATTTAGAAACTGGTTTCCACCATCTACTCTTTTGCCTAAGTGCACTTCTTATCATAGACCAGAAAGCTGATTCTGTCATTGTTCCAGCATTTCTAGTCCTAGTCACTCTAGGTTTTCTTGTTGATTTTTTTGCCATATAAGTTTAAATTAAAGGGGGATGACAAATATACAAAATAAATGCTATCCCCCAATTAATTAATCTAAAGATACAACTCTATCTCGTATCTCAGCCTTCATGTCTTCTAAGCTTCCTACAATATTACGTATGTCAGAACTGCTAACATTTGGTAAATTGAATTCATATTTAGAAGTTTCTGATACAAACCCTTCTTGCACCTTAATCTCAAGGTTTTCAAGCTCACGGATTGCATACTCCTCATCAAGTTGTAGTGTATCAAACTGACTATCATGAAGAATACTTGTAGCTTCTTCTCTTGGTACAGTCATAATTGGTAAATATTCATAACATCTACCCTTGTGTTTACCAATACCAACTACCTTCATTGGATTGATAAGAACAAGTACAGACTGATCACCACATCCTACATAGTGTATCTGGTCAGAAGTAAAATGTAAACCAGCTGCAGCACAATCTTGTGTTGACCAGTTACAACTTTCCTTAGGCATGTTAACCACCTTACCTACACGTATGTCAAATGTTTTAGTCCAATCATCTGTGAAGCGATTCTCATGTCTGTTAGGTAGATCTAGATAGAGCTCTGTAAGTTTACCTATCTCTTCTCCATGGTCCACCTTAACACTTGTTGTATACTCATACTCTTCCACTTCACCTGTTCCATCACAAGTGTCACAATCTATCCAGTCTCCTTCATTCCACTCATCTTCATCTTCATAATAATCACCATCATCATAATATCCACCTTCACCATAACAGTCTTTACAAGTTGTACTAGTGTGTGTTTCCTCACGGAACAGACTATCATTATGTACAAGTTTGTATTCACCATTCTCTAGGAACACAGTGTAGTCATCTGGACTCTTCTTCCAAACAGCTTTCACCTTGTTGTACGTATTAGAGATGAAGTGTACAAGCTCTGGGCTTCCATGTAGTGTAACAACATTACGTAATGCTACAAAGAATCCTTGTTTAGTGATACGGAAGCTGTTCTCTTTCAAGAATCTGTATAGCTCATGTGCCACCTCAGCTCTTGGATTAAGTGCACACCACATAAAGAAGCGCTTGAGAGATGTATATTCTGTATGCTCACTTAGTGGAATGTTCAAAGACTTAGCATCTGCTACAGCATCAATAAGTTCTTCAACTAGTAATTGTGGTAGAGATCTAGATATACCCTTGAAGTATACACTATCTCCATCAATTGTAAACTCACCACTCTCTTTCAGAACAGATATTCCCTCACGAAGAGCTTTAAGTCTTGCAAGTTTCTTCTCTTCTTCAATCTTCTCACTAACAACACTAGGGTCACTAACAATAGAATACAGCTCTGCTACATTCTTTGCTACCTGTACAGCTGCATAGTGGTCTTCTGTAGCATCCATCTTGGTAATTACAGAACCATCGTTCATTACAACAGTTAGCACATCGTTAACTAACTTAGCGCTTTGATAAGGCTGTCCAGCAGCTTCATCTTGTTCATTCATTAAGGCATCAAGTTTCTTCTCAATTACCTTCTCTACTGAATGGTCCACTTTGTTTTTAAACCATTCTAAACTTAGAAATTTACTCATGTTTTTAATTGTTTTTATTTATTAATATACGAAAAATATGGGAGACTGTCAAACAATCTCCCACATATAATCTACTCTGTTTCAGCATCTTTTAATGCTTTTTTTAGATAATTATACTCATAGTTTGGATTCACCTCTAACCCATTACAAGTCATTAGTTGTGCCATGCAATCTAGAAGTTGACTAGAGGTATGAGAATAATTCATCACCTTTGCAAGTGTATTGAAATAATAGTGAGTCTTTAATAGTTGATGAACCTTCTCTTGTAGTTGATAATATGTATCATCAAACAAGTTGTTCTCTCCAGCTATTTTCATCAAAGCATCAAGATCTCCAAAACTACTATACTTAGTAGGATATAGGTAAAGCGCTCGATAATCTGTAAGATTTTTTAGATCAGTTGCAAGTTCTAAATTAACTTCCTTAATATAACTTCTCTTATCAAACACATCACTATATTTATTACAGAATTTGTGGATGCGTACAGCTGTAACTATCTGAACAAACTTCTCATGACCTTTTACAAAATCATCATAAGATACTAGATTGTCCACTGTCTCTCCTGAATCTTCTATAACATCAAGCTCACGTTGAGATAGTGTAATGTATTCAATACCCATCTTTTTGGTATTATCATACATCTTATCAAGCTTCAGAAAGTCATCGTGATGTGTATAAACATAAAGAGTGTTACCCTCTTCTATTGTTTGAACATTAAGACGACCAGCAACAAACTTACAGTTTCTACCATCATTATATCTAAGGAGGTCTTCAGCTTTCTTACAATTGAAATCACCTTCAAGCTTTGCACCTTTAGCAGCTTTGGTTGCTTTCATCTTAGCCACCTTGCTATTGTTTCTAGCATCTAACCAGTCTTGAGGCACCTCAATAGCATCAGCATCAACAAGATCAGCAAGTAGAAGACTCTCAATGTGCTTCCACTCTTTGATTACAGTTCTCCACTGGTCCTTAGGATAGTTGTTAAGCTTTAGAAGCTCTTTGTATCCTTGAGATCCTTTTAGTGTTACCTGTTTATGTTTAGCTTGCTCTTTAATAAAATATACAGTTCTACTTTCATGATCTTCTACAAGTTCTCTTAGATAAGCTTTCTTATGTCCTCGCATATCACCATTAAGTAAATAATGTCTCTTTTTAGGATCATCCCAATCAACACGTGAAGACCAAGTATTATCAGTTTTTATCTCATACATTCTGCCATTCTCATACTTGTAAGAACGTTTGTAGTTCTTAAGTAATGCACCAAATGCATACCCTTGTAATGTATGTAATTCCAATGTATCTACACCAGGTATATTAGGTGTAGCAATTCTAGCTGTAGCAAATGGAGCAAGCTGATTGTAGTCAAACTGCTTACCAAACATATTGATATATCTACTGTTGCTTGTGTAATACTTCAGTACAGCATACACATCACTATTTACAGTGACTGATTGATTATACCGTTGTGTCATTACATTAGCAAAGCGTTGTATCTTTTCTAGAATAGCTGCTTTTGCTTCAGGTGTATATCTAAGAGCCTCACGGTTTGGTGTAGGAAACACACCATCTGTCAAACTAAGTCTCAGACCTACAGGTATTTCTATCTTACCTATATCAAGTTTCTTGAAGTCTAGTGGATAATACACATCATCAAGACATACATGTAGATAGCTATCAGAAGATAGTTCAGAGAACTGAAACAAGTTTGATCTATGAATCACAAAGTTGTTATCTATATCATCTACATTGAAATATACATGCTCAAAATAAGCAAGCTGCTCTCTTATCTTATTTACAAAGTCCAAACGGTCACCCCACTTGATAGGTATGATCACCTTAACACCATTGTCTTCCATTGTTGGTTTTTCATATATCAAGTCAATAGTATTAGTTTCTTCACCCTCATACATCATGTACTTACGCTCAACACCATCTTTTCTACATGTAAAGTAGAAGCTGCTAGCATAAGCTAAAGGGGCCTTGAAACCAAGACCCATCATACCAAGTTCTGTATCACTATCACGCTTTGTAGACTTACCATACTTACTGATGATTTTCTCTACATCATCTGCGTCTAAACCAATACCAAAATCCTCAACAGAGAATTCATAATTGTTACTGTCATTTCTTACAAGAGACACCACTATAGGTTTATTCACTCCTGCTCTTCTATGACTGTCCAGTGCATTACTGGCACACTCTCTAACTGCAGAGCCTATTGCATCTGAATACAGATTCTTACTTAACATCTGCATCAATACCTGTGCAGAATCTAAGTCTAGGGACATTCCTATGCTCTTGTTAGCTGGTCCTGTTGTTAGGACGGTTGATTGTTTCTGATTTTCCAGTCTCATTTCTGTTCTTATTTATTAATTGTTATCTCCTCGTTTTACTAACCAGATAGACTTATAATCAAAGTCAAATCTTACATTATCTTTATCATCTGTATCCCATTTCTTATCAAACTTACTGTTCATTCTATTACATACAGCTGCTGTCCATCCTGTGTAAGGATTTCCTTGATAATCTTTGTATTGTTTTTGTTTTGGAGGTCTTACAATTTGCATGTAGTTGAGGTCTAAACCTCGTACAATCACTTCATCTCCCACTTGGAGATCTTCTTGTTTAATTGGTCTGTTTACTGTGTTATCCATTGTTAAATTTATTAATTATGTATATTTGTTTAAAGTTTAAATCCACTTTTGTTATTGGATCGTTTCCATTAGGCACTCTGAACTCATACGTTTTCCAGGTATTAGTCCAAGTTCTATTATTATAAGCATTTGTACCTGTTGTTGTCTTCATT